TGTTTGAATTCAACGATGACTTTACAAGGGCACAATTTATCGGTATGGTCGAGCCTTTCTTGCGTGATGTTCAAGGTCGCAGAGGTATCACAGACTTTTTGGTCGTTTGTGATGAAACAAACAATACCGGTCAAGTAATTGACGCTAATGAGTTTAGGGCTGATATCTATATCAAACCTGCTCGTTCAATTAACTTTATCACACTAACATTCGTAGCAGCTAGAACTGGTGTAGAGTTTAGTGAAATCATTTCATAAGGATAGGAGAATAGAAGAAAATGGCAAACCTAAATGAGTTTATTGGTGCATTACGAGAAGGCGGTACGAGAGGTAACCAGTTTGCAGTAACAATTACTGGCGCTCCTCAGGATGTTAATGTCGCTCTTGGCCAAGACTTTATGTTTTTGTGCAAGGGTACGACAGTTCCTGCTTTGAATATTGGTGAAGTAATGGTACCTTACCGAGGTCGTCAAATATTTGTATCTGGTGATCGTACTTATGATCCTTGGACTGTAGCAGTTTGGAGTGACAGGGACCAGAGAATGAGAGCTGGATTTGAAATTTGGCAGAATCACCTTGGTGATATTGGTATCGTTACAGAACGATCACAAGTTGGACAACAGCCGTCAATGTATTATGCTAATGCTTCCGTACAGCAGCTAGACCGAAATGATAATGTGTTAAGAACATATTATCTCTATGATGTTTGGCCGCAGAACGTAGCTGGATCTGATTTGGCATATGATGCTAACGATGCATTGTTAGAGTTCGCAGTTACATTGCGATTTAATTATATGACAATCGGCGGTAAGGGATCTGGAAGAGCCTCTGGCAGAGTAAGCACCCAGGTCCGATAACGACATCCTGGCTTTCTAATAGGAGACGCATCAAGCAATAAAAAGTTATTTTTGAATTGATATAAATAGTTATACTATGGCAGAATTATTTGGTTTTACGATCGGTCGGGCGAAGAAGAGCGAGGCAAAAAGCTTTGTTGCTCCTTCGCCCGATGACGGGTCTTTAGATATTGGAGCAGCTTCTGGTTTTTTCGGTGCGTATTTAGGTACTGGTTCAGAAGTTATTCCGAAGAATGATTTTGATCTAGTAAGGAAGTATAGGCAGACTGCTGAACACCCAGAGTGTGATCAAGCTATTGAGGATATTGTCAATGAGGCAATTGTATCCTCCGAAAATCAACCTTCTGTTTCTATATCACTAGACTATCTCAACTTTTCTGATCCCATTAAGAAGAAGATTCATAACGAATTTTTGCACATTTTAAAAATGATGCATTGGAATCAGAGAGCACATGAAATTTTCAAGAGATGGTATATAGATGGTAGAATTTATTTTCATAAGATGGTTGACGAGAATGATCCGAAAAAAGGTGTCGTAGAGTTACGTTATATTGATCCTAAAAGTATTAGAAAAGTAAGGGAGGTTGAAAAAGGGAGTACTCCGACAAGCGGAAATCTAGTTAAAAAGGTTAAAGAGTATTTTTTGTACAACGAAGAAGGAATTTATGCCGGTTTTTCTGGACAAAAATCTGCTGGTCAAGGATTGAAAATAGAAGCAGACTCTATTGTGTATATCACTTCTGGTTTATATGAACCTACTAGTAATCAGGTTTATTCTTATTTACACAAAGCAATTAAACCCGTTAATCAATTACGAATGATTGAAGATGCGGTAGTTATCTATCGTATTTCTCGGGCACCAGAACGTAGAATTTTCTACATTGATGTTGGTAATTTACCAAAAGCTAAAGCAGAACAATATTTAAAAGATATTATGAATAGGTATCGTAATAAGTTAGTTTACGATGCGAGTAGTGGAGAAGTAAAGGATGATCGTAATAAGATGTCCATGCTTGAAGATTTTTGGTTGCCTCGTAGAGAGGGTGGTAGAGGTACAGAGATCACTACTCTTCCTGGCGGACAAAATCTTGGAGAGCTAGAAGATATTAAATATTTTCAGAATAAGCTTTATCGTTCTCTAAATGTTCCTATTTCTAGAATGGAATCAGAACAAGGTTTTAGTTTAGGTAGATCAACAGAAATTACCAGAGATGAAGTTAAGTTTACAAAGTTTGTACAGAAGCTTCGGAAGAAATTTTCAAATATTTTTCTAGATGTTTTGCGTGTACAGTTAATTCTTAAAGGAATTATTACACCAGAAGAATGGGAAGATGTGAAAGAATTAGTTATGTTTGATTGGATAGTAGATAATCATTTTTCAGAATTACGAGATCAAGAAGTTCTTGGTGATCGAATTGAAAAATTAGATATGCTCACAGACCATATTGGAAAATATTTTTCACATGAATGGGTGAGGAGAAATGTATTAATGCAATCTGAACAGGAAATTTCTGAGCTTGACGCACAAATTGAGAAAGAAAAAGAAACAATGGGGGATGATGAGGACTCATTTTTATAAATAATGGAGAGAAAAAAAATGGCTAATGAAACGCAAGCGTCTACTGATGCAGAGTTAAAAGATGTAATTAGTGCAATAGCAGGTGGTGATAATGTTGCTGCGCAAAATAGTTTTGATCAGGTAATGCAGTTGAAAAAGCAAGGGGCAATGGACGCTCATAAATTAGAATTGGCTGGTAATATGTTTCAGCCGCCTGAAGCTAATCCGGGAACGGATACAGGTATAACAGGAGATCCAGCTGAGGTCGCAGAGGAAGAATAAGATGAAACTTATATCGGAAACGATGGAAAATGTTGAGTATATTACTGAAGCAACGAGTAATGGAAAAAATTACAAGATTAAAGGTACTTTTCTCCAAGCTGATGTGAAAAATCGTAATGGGCGTGTATACCCTTTGAATATTCTTGAAAAGGAAGTCGGTCGATATAATAAAGAGTTTATTCAGAAAAAGAGAGCATTTGGAGAGTTAGGTCATCCGGATGGTCCTACAGTTAATCTTGAAAGAGTATCACATATGATTACAGACCTTTATCCTGATGGAAAGAATTTTGTCGGTGAAGCTAAAGTAATGGATACTCCTTATGGTAAAATTGTAAAGAATCTCATAGATGAAGGCGCTATGCTTGGTGTCTCCTCAAGAGGTATGGGTTCTTTAGAGCCTAAAAATGGTGCGCAAGTTGTTAAAAATGATTTTTATTTAGCAACAGCTGCCGATATCGTTGCAGATCCTTCTGCACCTAATGCATTTGTTGAAGGCATTATGGAAGGAAAAGACTGGGTTTGGGACAATGGTATAGTTAAGGAAGTCGATATTGCAGAATATAAGTCTATGTTAGATCAAAAGCATAAAGATCGAGCAGATCAACAGGCTAAAATTTTCGCAAATTTTCTTTCAAAATTGTAAATTTTATAAATAATAAAAACGAAGATTATAGGAGTTTATCCAAATGACAGTTGAAAATACGGAGCAGTTAAACCAAGAATTGGAAGAGCTTCTTGATGCTGAACTAACTGAACAAGAAACTTCTGCGATGGAACAAGAAATCGTGGAACTGGAAGAAACTGAAGATTTAGGTGATGATCCTTCTAAGGCAGCTGATAAAGCTAAACCTGCGAAGGCACTTAAAGCTGGTGGTGGTGATAAGTCTGAGCTTAAAGATGAGTCTGATGATTTGGGAGACGCAGTAACATCTCCTGAAGATAAAGATTCTGGTATGGGTAAAGCAGCTGATAAAGCTAAGGCCGCAAAGCCTACAAATCCTGCTAGTGGAGAATCTAAAGTTTCTCAAGGAAGTTCAAGTCAAGCCGCTCCCGGTCAGAAATTGAAACTGGCCGCCGGTGATGAAGTAGATCACGATGGAGAACAATTAGAGGAAGCTAAAATGACCAAAGCTAAAATGCTTGAGGATCTTACAAAAGCTTTAGATGGTCTTTCTAAAATGAAGGCAACTGACCTTAAAGGTGTTTATGAAAGAGTTAATGCAGCCATTAAAACGGATGCAGAAATTGAAGAAGCTAATAAGGACAAAGAGCTTGAAGAACTAGAAGCCGCTAAGAAAGAAATCGAAGAAAAGATCAAACAAATTTCGGTGAAGGAAGATGTTGAAGCCCTCGTAGAGGGAGAGGATCTTTCTGAAGAATTTAAAGAGAAGGCTGCAACAATTTTTGAAGCAGCTGTTAAATCTAAAGTTCGTTTAGAAATTGAAAAGATCGAAAGCGAGTATGCTGAGAAGTTGGCTGAAGCAGTTGCAGAGTCTAGTACAGAAACTACAGAGAAAGTTGATAACTATCTCAATTATGTAGTGGAAGAGTGGATGAAGCAGAACGAAGTCGCTATTGAGCAAAAACTCAAAACAGAAATCACAGAGAATTTTATCACAGGTCTTAAAGGACTTTTTGAAGAGCACAATATCACAGTGCCTGATGAGAAGTATGATATTCTTGACGCAGCTGCAAAGCAGGCAGACGAACTGGAAGCCAAGCTGAATGAGCAGATCGAAAAGAATATTGAGATGTCAAAGAAAGTTTCCGAGTTGGAGAAAGGTGAAATTCTAGTAGATGTTGCTTCTGATCTAACAGATACAGAAGTAGAAAAATTTGTCGGACTTGCAGAAAATGTCGAGTATGAAGATTCTGATGATTATCGAAAGAAACTTCAGACCATCAAAGAAAGCTATTTTGCACGGACTGTAAAGACTGACGAAGTTGAGGCAGTGCCAACTTATGATGTTCAAGGTGATTTAAGTAATCAAATGGCTGCTTATATGTCTGCAATCTCGAAAAGTGAAACAAGAGCGCAGAAATAACTATTTTTATAAATACTAATAAAGAAGGAGATATACTAAAATGTTCAACGCAGAACACCTGCAGGAAAAATGGCAGCCGGTATTGAATCATCCTGATCTCCCAGAGATTAAGGATGCTTATAAGCGAGCCGTTACAACTGTAATTCTGGAAAACCAAGAGAAGTCTATGACTGAGGACAAAGCGTTCTTGACAGAGGCAGCTCCTACAAACGCAACTGGCGGTTCAGTTGATAATTGGGATCCGATCCTAATTTCGCTAATTCGCCGTGCAATGCCCAACTTAATTGCTTATGATATTTGTGGTGTTCAGCCTATGTCTGGACCTACAGGTCTTATCTTTGCATTGAAGTCGCATTACGCAACACAGGCTGGTACCGAAGCACTACATAATGAGGCCGATACGGATCATTCTAGTCGTGGTTGGGATACAACAGCTTCCCCACCCGCTGGTGTAACAACCGGTGGCGGTTCCGCAACAGCTCACGCTGGCACTGACGTACTTGAAGATACATCTTCATATACAACGGGTGTCGGTGGATCTACTGCATGGGCAGAACGTCTTGGCGATGCCACGACTAATGCTTTCGCAGAGATGGCATTCAGCATTGATAAAACGTCAGTGACCGCAAAGTCTCGGGCACTCAAAGCTGAGTACACAATGGAACTTGCTCAGGATCTTAAAGCCATTCATGGTTTGGATGCTGAAACAGAACTTGCTAACATTCTGTCAACAGAAATTCTTGCAGAAATTAACCGTGAAGTCGTGCGAACGATTTATGTGGCTGCTAAGAAGGGTGCCGCAACTAATGTTGCTGATCCTGGTAAGTTTGACCTCGATACAGATTCCAACGGTCGTTGGTCTGTTGAGAAATTTAAAGGTCTTATGTTCCAGATCGAGCGTGATGCCAATGCAATCGCACAGGACACACGCCGTGGTAAAGGTAATATCATTATCTGTGCCGCAGATGTCGCTTCCGCACTTTCAATGGCTGGACTATTAGATACAGGTTCTAACCTTTCTGATAACCTCACAGTTGATGATACAGGCAACACATTCGCCGGCGTCCTTAACGGCCGCATGAAAGTTTATGTTGATCCGTATGCAAACAACAGTGCTGCGAATAAGTTTTATGTTGTTGGTTATAAGGGCACAAGTCCTTATGATGCAGGAATTTTCTATTGCCCATACGTTCCGTTGCAGATGGTTCGTGCCGTTGGGGAACAGACGTTCCAACCGAAGATCGGCTTTAAGACTCGTTACGGAATCGTAGTGAACCCGTTTACATCGTTGTCAGACGATAGTAACGCTTACTACCGCCGAGTTGAAGTCGTGAATCTTATGTAAGATTTACATTCAATATACTAATAATTACACGAATGTAATTTTGATAGACCTCCCTTCGGGGAGGTCTTTTTTTGGTCTCTAGTTATTATAAATAGTTAAAACATATTTACGGAGTATTAATAATGAAACTTAAATTAAAAGGTTCTGAAGCTGCGGCTGGCACCTCAACGACTAACGGATCTAATGTTGGTTTAGCCTCATTAGTGCGAGTGCATAATTCAGGAACAACGCAACGACTCGTTACTTTAGAAACTAGTGGCAACGTAACTATTGGAACATTTACAATTTCTGGTGGGGCTACAGAATTCTTGGATAAAGATCCTACTGATGAAATCTTTGCGGCCCATGCCGAAGTTCTATTGGTTAAAGTAGCTTACTATTCATAATTATGGCAAACATTGATGTATTAAGGAGACAACCTGACGCATTTGATTATGCACAAAGTAGTCAATTTAAAGTTACGTTAGGACTTTTTCCAGAAACAGAATATTTTTGTACATCTGTAACAGTGCCAGGTGTAAGTTTAGGTGTAGCCCCAATGGCTACTCCTTTTATAGAAAAACCTTCAGTTGGAGATACGATGACCTTTGAAGATTTTACTATGACCTTTATGGTAGATGAAGGATTAAAAAATTATCAAGAGATATTTGAATGGATGGTGAATATAGGATTTCCTAGATCACATTCACAATATCGAGCTAAGGATAGAGTTGATGAATTAAAACGTGGCGGCGAACTGGATTTGTATAGTGAAATTACTATTACGGTTCTTACTAGTAAAAATAATCCTGCTGTACGTTGTAATATACATGAAGCATTCCCCACAGGGTTAAGTGGATTAACATATACAACACAAGATGCTGACACTGTATATTTAACCGCAGATGTAACCTTTGCTTATGCTTATTATGATTTTACTGCTGTATAAATAATTATTGAAAGGAGTAGTTAAGACGGCCCGAAATTATTTTATCTTCTTACAAATTTGAATGTACAGATTATCGTAGAAGCAAATATAGTAGATTTAAACGTGGGTGGCAGAATCTGACTCGCTCCTTTCTTTTTGGGAAAATATTATGAGATTTGATGAATTACAAGAAATGGCTGATGTTGATTTGAAAATTGATGATACTGAATTAGATTTAGAAAGTATCAGAACTCCTCAACTACACAACAAATACCTAAAGATATATACCAAGTCTTGCCTGCAATTGAAACAGGTTAAAGATGAGAAGAAGGTATTATATCGCAATAAGTGGGAATACTATACGGGCAAATCTGCTCCGGAAGTATATCAAACAAAACCTTTTGATCTAAAAATACTTAAAGCAGATGTCAGCATTTATATCGACTCTGATAAAGAGTATCAGGAAATTGGTCAGAAGGAAGCTTATATTGAAAAGCAGGTAGATTATCTTGAGCGGATTTTGAGAGAGATTAATAATCGCAATTGGACAATTCGTAACACTATAGAATGGAAAAAATTTCTACATGGAGATTAATACAAGCGATAGATATGCATATGTAACAGATTATGGAGACCCAACTAAATTTATAGATGCTGTTATAAAGGAAGGTGAATCTTCAGAGTTAGATGAAGGTGAAATCATTGGATCAGATACACCTTCTTATAATGAAAGGAATTGCAAGTTGGGTTGGATAACTAATTCAGATATGTGTCAGCAAGTTGGTAAGTTATTTAAGCCACTGAATGATGTATTTAAGTATGATATAAGTCTAGTAGAGCATTTGCAGTATACGGTATATACTGAAGGACATTTTTATAATTGGCACGTAGATGCCAGACCCCCA